CGGCCGGAGACCGTCAAGGACTTCTGCCGCGCCAATCGGGCCCTGGTCTTCAACGGCAACCTGCTGCCGACGCTCGGCGCTGCCCGGCGCTTGAACAGGACGTACCAGAAAGTCCCGATCGACGCCGCGATGAGCCGCTTCGACCTGAACACCCTGAGTCTGAAAGATCGGCTGTGGCGGTTCCTCTTCGAGACCCAGGTCCCCGGATCCGGCTATATGCACCTGCCCGCCGACGTCACCGGCCAGGTGCTCGGGGAGCTGTGCAGCGAGCAGCGGGTGATCATCAAGGGCCATCCATCCTGGCAGCCGAAGAAAGAGGGCTTGGCCAACCACGCCTGGGACGCCGCCGCCTACGGGGTCTTCGCCGCCGACCTGGTCGGCGTCGGCCGATTGGGCCCGCTCCCGCAAACCGAGCCGCCGACCGGCCGGCCGGCCAGGGCCGCGATCGAGCAATCGGATCGGCCGACTCGCGGCTTCCTCGACAATCTTCCCGATTTGAGGCGGCCATGACGGACCTGCCCATCAATCAGATCGTCTGCGGCGACTGCCTCGAAATGATGCGGGACTGGCCGGACAAGTGCGTGGACCTCGTCTGTACCGACCCTCCGTATGGCATTGCGGTTTCCTCCAATCACGGCGCCTCCTGGCAGGGCCAACAAATCGCAGGTGACAGCGACTCGTCGCTTCGGGATCGTGCTCTTATTGAATGCCGTCGCCTCTCCAGTGGGCCGATCCTGTGTTTCGGGTCATGGAAAACCCCGGTCCCATTAGGCACGCATACCTGTCTCGTCTTTGATAAGGGCCCCGCCTTCGGCATGGGAGACCTATCGATCCCCTGGAAACCATCATGGGAACAAATCTATGTTATCGGCAAGGGCCAGTGGCTGGGTCCGCGCGATGAAGCAGTTCTGCGGGGACATGTACAGGTTACCTGGGAAAGCAAAGGTCGAGTCCATCAAAACCAAAAGCCTCTATCCCTGATGTCCTACCTTCTGTCGAAGATCAATGCGGATGTCATCCTCGATCCCTTCTGTGGTTCCGGCACGACGTGCGTAGCCGCCAAGATGCTCGGGCGCAAGTACATCGGCATCGACGTCTCGGAAGACTACTGCCGGATCGCTCGCGAGCGATTGCGGGCCGTCGATACCGCGGTGCCGGTCCGGGAAGCACGCCGGGGGCAGCTTTCTCTGTTTGGGACGGACGGCAATGGTTGACTTTCTCGATGGGCTTCCGGACCTGGGATTGCCGAAGGGCCGGCCGGCCGGCAAGGGCCGGCAGGCCCCGGAGGGCGACTGCGTGCCGTGGCGAAGCGTTCGGTGCCCCCGCTGCAAGTCCGTCGATTGCCCAGTGATCGACAGTCACAGCATCCCGGTCCGGCGCCATCGGTGCAAGAGTTGCCGGTACGAGTTCAAGAGCTTCGAGACGAACTATCAGCCACCCGCCGGCCCGGGGCCTTGAAAAGCGGCTGGAGGGCCAAAAAATCTTCATCTTCATACCACTGCGTGGTATTGACAGCCTTGGGGGCCACAACCTGTAGTGTGTAGTCTTGCCTCAATGGCAAGAACTCTAAGTCAGATCGATACCGAGATCACCGAGGTCTCGACGGCGATCACCACAATCCTGACGGGGGCCCAAACCACGCGGGCGGCGGATGGCCGGATGCTGACCAGGGCGGACCTGGGTGAGCTGCGGCAACTGAAGGCCGACCTGATCGAGGAGCGCAAAGACGTCGAGCGGCGGACCCGGCGGGAGGCGGACGGGGCGGTCTTTGTGGGGGAGCCGTGATGGCCGCCGAATCCAACGGCTTCCAATATCGCCGGCCGCTCGTCACGAGGCTCGCTGAGCGGGTCTTTCCACAATGGGGCGCCAGGAACCGGGACGCCGCCCTGCGGTCGTTCCTGTTCGACCAGGGCGTCGGCGGCAAGGGATTCAGCCGGGCGATCAGTCAGTTCGCGGCGGCTTACGATATTCTGGCGGGCGATCGATCGCGACGGGGCCTGCTCCGAAGCCTGACAGGGACAGGCGACACGCACCTGACGGAGCAGGCCCTGAGCGACCTCCGCGAGACGGCCCGCGACGCCTCGAGGAACGATCCGATCGTGCGGGGCCTGCTGGCCAGCTATGCCGAGGGGATCGTCGGCACGGAGGTCAAGATTGAGGCCCGGACCGCCGACGAGGCCTGGAACACAGCTCGCGAGGACGCCTGGCAGCGGACGATGGTCGACCGGCCGTGCGAGATCACCGGCCGGTTCAATTTCCCGCAGTCGGTGTTCCTGGCGATCATGTCGTTCTCGAGGGACGGCGACTTTTTCGTGATCTTTCGCGAGGACGGCGTCATGCTGTGCGAGGGCGAGCAGTGCGGATCACCGAGCGGGATCAAGGTGGACGGCGAGACATTCCGGGTCGTCAACGGCGTCGCTATCGAGAAGACCACCGGCCGGGTCATCGGCTATTACATCGGCGCGCCGAACCGCTGGGGCTACATCCTGCCGACCGGCTACGTCAAGCACCCAGCCCACGAGGTCCATCACGTCTTCGATCCGGACCGGATCAGTTACAGCCGGGGCGAGCCGCTGCTGACGCCCTCGATCAACTTTTTCGATAAGGGCCTCCGCTATTTCGATGCCGAGCTCGTGACGAGCTGCGTGCAGGCCTGCCAGGGCGTCGCCATCACGCATGAGGCCCCCGAGTCCATCCTGCCGTCGCCGGCGGCGCTGAAGGCTAACAGCGAGCTCAACGCCGAGGACGACATGAAGCGGTTCACGATGTCGCCGGGCATGGTCTGGGAGCTCGACCCGGGGGAGGGAGTCAATGCGATTGGGGCGACCCGGCCGACGACCGTCTTCGGGGAGTTCATGAACAAGGTCCTGATGATCGCGGGTCGGTCGGCCGGGATGCCGCTGATGCTGATCACGCAGGACCTGTCCGGGGCGACGTTCATGAACGCCAGGATCGCCCTGATGCTGGCGCAGGAGCGGTGGAAGAAGGTCCAGGAGTTCGTCGTCAAGCCGCTGGTCCGCCGCTGGTACCTGTGGCAGACGGCCCGGGACATCGCCGCCGATCCCGGTCTTCGGCCGGCCCCGAAGGACTGGGCGAGGCACGAGATCTTTTGCCGGCGCTGGCCTTACGTCGATCCGGAGAAAGAGGCGAAGGCCGACGAGATCGACCTGCGGAATGGGACGACCTCCCGGACCTTCATCTGCGCCCGGACCGGCCGGGACTATCGAGACGTCGTCAAAGAGATGGTCCGCGAGCGCAAGATCGAGCAGGAGGAGGGCTGGTCCGCCCCGCCCGCCAAGCCCGCCGAGAAAGGAGGCAAGACTGATGCCGTATCCAAATGAGCATGCAGCGAGGCTGCGCAGTCCCGACGATTTCGATCCGGACAGCTTTCGCCGGACAGCCGGCGGCCGGATCTTCAATCGCGTCGATGTCCCGTCGAGCGTCGGGATCATCTGGGGCAAGCTCAAGGGCTCCAGCAAACCCTCGGACCCCCCCATCGTGCAGGCCCTTCGATTCCCGACGAAGAATTGGACGGCCTCGGCGGCGAAAGGGTGGCTCAGGACCAATAAGATCAAATACATCCTCTTCGAGCCGGCCGCGGGCGACAAGCACAGCGCCGACGGCACCGACGACGCCGACGCGGCGGATGGAAAGGACAACGTCATGGAACAGATTCGATTCGCCGAAGGCTGGACCACGGCCTACATCAACGACCTGCCGGACTCCTCGTTCCTCTACATCGAGCCGGGCGGCAAGAAGGACGCCGACGGCAAGACGGTGCCTCGCACTCTGAGGCACTTCCCCTACCGCGACAAGGCCGGCAAGCTGGACCTGCGGCATCTGCGGAACGCGCTGAGCCAGATCCCGAAGAGCAAGCTGCCTCAATCGGTCAAGGACGCCTGCGCAGCCAAGGCCAGAAGGATCCTCGATAGGGCCCAAAAGGAGCAGCACGCGGCCCTGCCCGCCTCGGCCTTCCTGTTCGCCTGCTCGCCGGACGCGGTCCAGTTCGCCGAGGCCGGCAAGCCGGAGAGCGGTTTTGTGATCACGGCCTACGACGGCGGCGTGACGCGGCATCCGTACTGGGGCAACTTCGCCATCGATCTGGAGGGCCTGTCCTTCGCGGCGAAGCGCCTGCCCGTTCTGGAGTCCCACGATCCGGTTCAGAGGCTGGGATTCACCACGAAGAACAAGATCGACGGGGCGGTGACGTTCGAGGGCAAGTTCCTGCAGAATGAGTCGGCGAAAGAGACGCGGCAGGACATGCTCGACGGCTTTCCGATGCAGGCCTCGCTGAACGTCCCGGCCGGCAAGATCGAGCAGATCGCCGAGGGCGCTTCGGCCCAGGTGAACGGGCGCACGGTCCGCGGGCCGGGGGCGATCTTTCGCCAGGCGGTGGTCCGCGAGGTCAGCATGTGCGTCTTCGGGGCGCTGAACAATACTCGATCCGAGGCCTTTGCGGGCGCCGAGATCGATCCAACTGAAATCCTGTTTTCGACAAAGGAGAATATCATGTCAAAGGAAGAATTCCTGGACCTGACCCCCGATGTGCTCAGGACCGAGTATCCGGAGGTCTTCGCCGCCGTGCGGAACGCGGCGAGCGCCGAGGCGATTCAGGCCGAGAAGGAGCGGTTCGAGGCGATTCGCAAGGCCTGCGGGGACGACGCTGCGCTGGCCGGCGAGTGCTTCGCCGCGGGCCTGACCGTGGCCGACGCGTTGGGCAAGCGCAACGCCAAGCTGAGCGCCGATCTGGCAGCCGCCAACGAGAAATTGAACAAGACGGCGGTGCAGTCCCCGATCGACAAGGCGACGGCCGAGTTCAAGGCCCAGCCGGCCCCGGCGGATAAGGATAAGGCGGCATTCGACGAGGCCAAGGCGACCGACACGGAGCTGGAGGCCCACTTCGCCGCGACGCAGGACCTGCGGGACCGGTTCAGCTCCGCCAAGGCCTACGTCGCGCACATCCGCCATCCGGCCCAGGCGAGCCGGCGGCCGTGAATCGCAAAGACAGAAACAGAAAATCGCAATCTGAAGATTCAAAGGAGTCATAACCATGGCAGCAACTGCGAACATCGCCCTGCATCATGTCAGAGGCGAGATGAGTGAGTACCCCCAGGCGGCCGCGAAGATCTACGAAGGCGCCATGCTGGGCGACTCGTCCGGGTACGCCCACGGCCTGACGGCGGGCGACCCCTTCATCGGGCACGCCGCCGAGTACTACGACAACTCGGGCGGCTCGGCCGGCGATCACAAGATCCAGCGTTATCGCGGCCGCTACCGGCTCCAGGTCACGCTGTCCGGCGTGCTGATCACGGATGTCGGCAAGACGGTCTTCGCCTCCGCCGACGACACGCTGACGCTGACGGCCGGCGTCAACAGCCGGGTCGGCGTCGTCGAGCGCTACGTGACGACCGACACGGCGATCGTGGAATTCCAGACCAATGAGATCGAGGAGATCACCAGCGACCTGACGGCCGTTTTGTCCAACTTGGTGACGATCGGCGGC